TATAGCCTTGTGTATCATCATTGAGAGGACCTCCTTCATTGTCGGGATCTTTATATCTCTTTATAATAAGTTTCAATAGCGGACTAGCGAACCCGTTGACAAGTAGATTTGAGACTGCTCCTTGGATTGCACCTTTAACTTTGCTTCCAATAGGAGAAGAGACGACCTTGGCTAGACCGCTTCCGGGGTCGAGAAAATCCGTGAGACTATGGCCTAGCGGACTTCCGTAGGCAGCAAGAAATGCTGTAAGCGTAATTTCGCTTAGGGCATCTTTAAAGCCTCCAAAAAGATCTAAGCCGCCACCCCTATCAAATAGACCGAACCCTACAGTCGGAAGCTCAGGCTTCACCTCAAATTTTCCAATACCAAACATCCTGGATAGATTGAACTTAGAGTAGTTACTCTTTACCACATCACCGATCCGAACCCTAACCAGAGGAGAAGCACCTATAACCTGACTAAACGGTTGAATAAATTTTCCATGGTCAGATGTTGTTATGAGATCTCCTTCAGTCCACTGAGGGTAGACTAGTGTGACAAGCTTATTGATCTTCCACCACATCTCATCAAAGTCCTCAGGGGAGGTTGCAGCAATTGTGAATCCAAAGCCCATTCCTCTCTTAGTCCCCTTGTAGGTTTGAACTGCGTCCATTCGACCGTAACCGGCAGTCTCAGTAAATTCTGCCGTGTAGTCATCAGTGAGATCAGATAGAAATGCATGAAACGATATGATCTCATTAGTCCTAAGGTCATGGAAGTAAAAGGGCATGTACTCAGCATCAAGCATATCCTCTATATTTTTAACCACAGCGCTTGGAATTCTAGCCCCTCCCGTCATAGCGTCACCGGTAAAGGTCTGTTGAGCAAGGGTGGATCCCAACATCGCCTTTGCGGGATTGACTCCCTCAGCATTAGTTCCCATCTTAATAGAAGACCTAATTACATCCTTTGGAAGAAGATACATGGAAGGTGTTGCAGAAGTTCTCATTGACAATGCAGACTGATTAAATCCGTCTGATGTTCTACTCTTAGAAACCCTGGTAGTCGGTCCATCTGGAAGACTGTCAACATCCCATGCACCCCTGCTCTTAAAGAGACCGATATCTGTCCCAGCCCTTGACTTCTCTAGATTTAATACAATGTCACCAATTATAGCAAAAGTGTTAAGAAGCCCAACAATCCTACTCTTTCCAATTAATCTTATAAGCTCATTTGCGTCGTCGCTCTCGACGAGAACGCTCTGAAAGACATCTTTCTGAAGCGTGTGCACAGCAAGAAGGATTGATCTTGCAAGAACTAGTGTATAGCCAGGAGAAGTCTTAACAAGTTTACTGCCTCCCTTTATCTTACTCGTAAGATCATCTGCATTTTCCTCACTTATTTCACCTAGATTTTTATCAATCTTAAGTAAAAACTTTGCCCCCCTGTTTGCAGCACGCTTATATCCATTGTCTGTTGGAACCAGGATTGAATTCATAATGAAAGAAACACCCGTTCTAACATACTGTTGATTTTCTCCCATGAGGTACGGACCCCTAGAAGATCTCATCCGCTTAGACCCTTCAGCGCTTTCCAGGGCAATGTTCTTAAAGGTGTCAATTGCAACTAGAGCTGTCTTGACTGCAATTGCTGCTCGTGCTCTGAGATATTTCTTATTAACAGGGTCAAACGACTGGTCTCCATCTTTTGTCATAGAGCCATAAGATCTTGAGTCTTGTGTATCTGTCAGAGTTAAGAACTCTCCTCTGCCCGCTCGGAGAGATTCTCCCCCTTCTATTATTGAGTTTCCAAGGTTTGCTTGAGCAGCTTTGTCAAGAGAGAATCGCTTAGGGAAGCCATCTGCATTCTTGGCTCGAAGGTCTGAGCTTTCAATTTTTCCGACCGGAACTGTTGACGATAGGCTTTCCTCAGGGTACATCTCATTATCTAAAAACCCTCCGGATTCACTTAAGAGAGATCTTCCAATTTGATGTAGCTTCCCCATTCTAACCTGAAATGACTCACCGTCAAAGGCTCCAAATTCACGCTGAATGGTAAGCTTCTCTCTCAGGCTGTGTGTCTTTTCATCCTGATCTGGTGTGATATATGGAATTCCCTTAGAAGATCCTGCAGGAGTAAATCTATTATTTTCTCTTAGAATGTTGACAGATGCATTGACAATCTGCTTCTCCTTGTCTCCCTTCGGCGTGGCTGGGTAAGGTCTTGGGACGCCAGCAGAAATGTCCCCATCAGTCCCCATGGGCCTACCATCAATACTTGGAAGAATGCTATGGCCATCTCTTCCCTCAACCTTGTCTACTATGTCTACAAGCTTCACGTCTTCCTGGTCAAATTTTCCACTATTGGAGTTCTGGATTAGTGTGATTGACTCCGGAGAGGATGTTCCCATCTCGACAAAGACGTTTGAAGCGCCCTGATTCTCGGGGTGTGGAAGTGGGTTCCCCCTAACAGAAGACACTGCTTCTTTATTTCCAGGATCAACACCGAATATCACATTAGCATTCTGCTGAATAAAGTTGAGATAATCTCCGAGAATTCCAGCATCCTCGCTGGTTAGTTCAAGAAGCTCTTTGCCGGTGTTGGGATCAACACCTAGATCGTCTCCCTGCCCGATGGATCCATCTCCGTTATCATCTCTAATTGTGTAAGAGATTGAATCAGCACCGAGGCCCTGTGAAGACAGAAAATCCTTTAGTGTTTCTCTGGCCATTCTATCCCCTCAACACCTACGTTGTCTGATAATGCACCCTCCCCTACAATCTCACCAACAGTGTCTACAAAGGTGAGAACTGACTGTTCGTCAACAAGAAAAGAATCTAAAACATTTAAAACTGACTGAAATCTCTCAGATGTTTGCTTCATCTCATTGAGTATTTCTTCCTGCTCACTCTTAGATAGCTCTGATATCATCTCCAAGATCTCCGGATCTTTCTCAAGCTGTAAAATCAAATCTTCCATCTATAATTCCTAGTCTGATATTGTTTTCTCAAAGTCAAGCCCCCCGACAGCAGGAGATGTAAGAAGCATGTCCTTGAGCTCTGCCAGCCTCCTGCCTGCTAAGTTAAGCGTAAGATTCAAGTTTATAGGCCTCTCAGCAGCAGCCTCTGGTGACGGTGTAGCTCCCCCAGTTCCTGTCCTTAGTGCCTCAATGCTTCGGGTAATTGCATCAACAAGCTCTGTGATGTTGCCAGCAGTACCGCCTGCCCGAGCTGTAACTGGGCCAAAGTCAAAATTTAAACTTTCCCCTAGAGTTGCAACCAGGTTTTGCATAGCGCCGCCCTCATTTGCAAGGGCTACAAGTGTGTCATCATCCGAAGGTTCTAATATTGTTCCATCGTCTGTAACAATCACATCGTCAACATCGTACCCTTGACCAGGTAAAGGCTCTCCTTGAGCGTCTACATACGTCGTTATCTCTCCAATGCCTGGAATGGTTGAGGTGCGACTCTCAATTCCTTCAATAAGAGCATCCCCAAACTCTTGACCTCCGCTCCTAGCAGCGGCCAGCGCCTCCGCAGTCGTCAGCTGCCCAACAATATTGCTTGGCAGTCGTGCTGCTCCGCCTGTCGCCGACCCGATCTGAGAGATAGCTGTATTTAGAACCCCATCAGGTCCGGTCAAAGTCCCCAATCCCGTCACCGTGGACTGAAGCTCTTCATACATGTCCGGTGGAAGAAGACTCTCGGCTGCACGTATATCGGTGACACCCAGAGCGAAGTCTGTCATTGCTGCCTGAGCCTGGGCAGCCTGATCTGTTACAGCTGCAAGGTCATTCATTGCAATCTGGTTGAAAACAGCATCTGTGAACTCTCCCTGCAGCCTTGGAACCCTAGCAATTTCATCAGCCAGGGAAGCAATTGCCTCAGCACCGGTTGGAACCTCCATCTCTGCCGCAGCATCCTGTAGCTGCTCCATCGACGTGATCTGTGCTGTTGGGTCGAAGAGTCGAGCTGCAGCCTCAATCTCTAAACCAGCCTGCTCTGCCAGAAGTCTCTGCTGCTGAATTGACAGAGACCTGAAATCTTGACCTGTGTCAAGAAATGCATCCCTCATCATGTTCATCGCTTCCATCGGGTCTCGAGTGGCAGCTTCCATCATGGCCATTGTGTCTAGCTGCATTCCGAAAACAGTGTTTAAGTTTGCCAGAGATTCAGAGGCTGAGTCGAAGTTCAGATACTTATTTGTCACAGCTGCCAAGTCTCTCATCTCCAGACCGAGCTCTCTCAAGCTTCCTGCTGTCCTGGCTGCTACATCCGCACTAGTCTCACCGAAGGTCTGGACATCTGTCATCATCTCGTACATACCGCGGGCGATTGCCTTCTGTGAGTCCCCTGTCGCCTGAGCGACCAGGGCAGAGTGAGCTGTGACCTCGCGAAGAATCTGGGTGCTAAACTCTCCAGAAAAGCTCATCCTCGCGTCCATCATGTCCATCATCTCTTGTGATGAGAACCCTAGCCCTCTCGCCATCATTGCAGCTTCTTCTATTTGCTGAGATGCATCATTTCCCAGATCTCTCATCGCTGCGAGGCCACTTCCTACAGAGAGGTATATCTCAGAGGCATATCCCATGAACTCCTCGGCAGATCCAAAGAACTGTCGATATCCCTCGGTGTAAAAGGAATTGTACATCTCTTTGATGACGCCACCGACCTTGAATTGAAGTTCTGTAGCACCCTCATCAAATTGAGTTAATTGGGTTCTAAAGTCTCCGCCTAGGGTCGCCTGAAGCTGTGTGTACAGGTCTATCTTTTCTTCACCGAGAATTCCGAGGGCTCTATAGGTCTCATCTATTCCCTCCATTCCCTCTTGTGCAGCAGTGTTGAAGGCAGTGACCATGGCAGACAGGGCACCTCTCCCTGCAGTTGCCATTGCATCAAGGGCGGAAGCTCCCTGCGAAGCTCTCTCTGCTAGCGTCTCGAGCTCATCATTGACACGTGCCATGTCGCCTTCAGCATTTTTAAATGCTTGGGCAAGCTGATAGGAACTTCCCGTGAGTCGGGACAGCTGTTCAATTTGCTCATTTGTAGCTGTGACGTCAAGAGATGCCAGTGCACGCCTAATTGCATCGACTTCAGCCATTGAATTACCTTCCTCCTCTCTAAATATAACCGTCGGAAAATATTAGGAGAAACTCTTTCTCGTTCCAAGAAGGCTAACTGTGGGACCAGTCTCCTGAGTAATCTTCTCTCCTTCTCGGTCTTCTTCTAATCGCTTCTGCTCTTCAAGCATCTTGTCAATAAACCACTTTCTGTATCTTATTGGCATCTTTCGACTCTCTTCGTACCCAAAGCCCAGTCTTTTCGCAAGCCAGTAAATCTGCTCAAGAACAGTTTCTTTATAATTAGACGGCAGGCCAAAAAAAGCTTGCGCCCATGGGAAGGCTCACCTCCGACGTCTTTCCGCATGAAGAGCAGGTCATGTTCCCCTTTGTGTCAATTCCAGGTTCGTGTAGCAAGATAAACTGCCTTAATTTCCTAGAATCAAGAGCAGGCATATTTTCTATGAACTTGTAAACCTTGCTCTTATCCTTCACACCGTCTATAGAGATGATTGAAGCCCTTAGTTTTCTCGTGACCACATTATCAACCTCCCTATCAGGAAAAAGCTTTCTCATCTTTTTAGCCTCTTCGTCCATTACCTCATCATCTCTTCCGGTTAAGAATTTGAACAAGACACTCTTTTTAGAAACTGGAAGTGTATATTCAAAGCAATTCTCACCCGGGCTAACAGGATCAAGCTCAAGCCGCTTAATTGGAAGCTCACCTAAGTTAAAGGTGGTTTGTGCTCTATTTCCACAAGCAGGGCAGTTGCAAAATGCGCTATAATCAACACCGTAACCTGTAATCCTTATCGAGATCATGAGAGCATTTCTATCACCAACTAGCATGTCATCAACATCGACGTCGTCGTCGATAACACACGACCTGATCAGGTGCTTAATGACAGTTCCATTATTTATCAATGCACGGGAAGATAGAATGTCCTCCTCCTTTGCTGTCATCGCCTTAATATTAATTGTTCTCCTTCCATACATGCTGCTATTTTGCGGATAGACCTTTCCCTCTGAGGGAATTGGAACTGATTCAATTGGGACCTCCCAGTCAAAGTCAGACGCCATGACGTCTCTTCTTTCAATTCCCTGGTCATGATCTCCTCCGCCAAAGATCATATTTCTATCTTCTCTACTCTTAGGCACAATAGCCTCCTGTGATACTAAAATTTAAATAAACAAAAGGCAATTGTAAAATAAATCAGGCCCACATTGCGTGGACCTGAAGATAGAGAGAAAGTATTATCAGTACTGAAGTACGCAGTTGTCAAATCTAATTGTCATGTCAACTGCCATCATTCCGCTGTCGTCATCGTATGCAAGATCACCGTACTTAGCGTTCTGAAGATAGCAGCCCTTTAGATCCCAGAGCTCAACAACAGTTCCAACGGGATCTAGAAGCTTAAGCTGACAATCTCTCTTGTAAAAGTCTGCGTAGCCAGCTCTTCCTGAGACTGATTCGTAGTGGGTTCTAATCCATTCCATAACCTGCTGTGCACCTGAAGGTGCAATTGGGTCGTGCATTGAAACTGATATCGTCTCAAACTTCATACGTCCCGCAAGGTATCTCATAGAGTTGACGTACTTGATCTCAGTCTCTGTAAAGCTGAACCCTGGACGGGCTGCAGACTTGATCAAGAATGCATCAATTCCCTCGATGGCAAATACCCATCTATATTTTCTTTTGGGTTCAAACTTATTTGGAAGTAAGTCGTTAACTGAAAGTGTTTCGGCCATTTTTAAATCTCTCCTGACGGATTACTATTCTAAATATATCTCTTATTAGTTTTTCTAAACTTCTGCACCTGCATTTGTAACAACAAAGTCTAGTGCGACGAATTCAACCGTCCTAGTTGGCTGTACAAATATCTTTCCTCTGATTGTATTGTTTTCAATATCAGCCTGAGTTGTCGTAGTCGTATCGATTACAACTTTAAACCTATCGAGCCCGCTCTGCTCTTGGATTTTCTGAAGAATTGGATTGACAAGTCCTGAAAATTTCTCAAGTGTCTCTACTCTATTTGGTTCAAATAGAAGTGTATTTGCAATTGCGCGGACCTTTCTTCTAATATCAATTAGAAGCCTTCTCACGTTGACCCTGTCAAGAGCAGATGCGGCTGCTTGAAGCGTCTTCTGTCCCCATACGACGTATCCGGTTCCCGGGAAGTCTGTAATTGGGTTAATGTCTGCATCGTAGATTGTATCAAGATTTGCTCTGTTGAGATCAACTGATGCCTGAATAACTGAAGATAGAGTTCCTCTTGTAAATCCTGCAGGAGCGAACCATGGATGACCTATTGCATCGTTAAGGGAAAATGCACCGAGGACTGCTACAGATGGAGGACACCTGACATTTGTTCTGGTCGACGGATCTCTCATCACGACATCAGGGAAGTAGGCTGCTGTGAACGAGGAATCAAGTGCCCTGTTCTTAAATGCTGCTACTGTGTCTGTAACGCTAATATCCTGAACTGATGAGGTCACAACATTGTTGAGAACATCTCTCTCTTCTATGTCCATTATGTAGATAGAGTCAAATCTATTCTCAACAGCATCGGTTGCATAGTCTGTAATGGATTCATCTCTCATTCCCGGTATTGCGAGAACTTTGATCTCAACATCAGATCTGTTCCCCATGATGTCAATAGCCTTTCTAAATGATGCAACTGTCGGCCCTTCTCTTCCGCCCTGAGCTGCTGAGTCATCCATCTCTCTCTTTGCAGCATTGTCGTTTAGAGTCGACTTATCCTTGTCAAAGATGTTAACTCCGTCAAAGCCTCCCTGGAGGAAGAATGAGAATTTTGCAAACGTTCTGTTTCCAACCACACTAAGGTCATCAGCGCTGAAAGCTCTTGTCTTTAGATCTCTATCTATAGATATCCCACCACGCCTGACGTAGGAAGCACTGACCCATTCCCGTGGGTCAGCGTACGTATCTGATCCTGTTCTAACCGAAATATTCTCTAGAGTAAATTTATTATTGTTAAATCTATCAGAATCCATAATTCCGTTAGCAGCCGTGTCAGCATCACCTGCGTTATTTCCTATGGAGAACTTCTGATCAGAAAGAGCGTATGTCGGGAAATACTTAACGTAACTTTCAAAAGAAGAATCGAAAAGGTCAGGTTTGTTGGGTTCGTCTGCGTCAGTCACCCTTGTAAATTGAGTTCCCCAGTATAGTCTAGAGTCAATTCTCTTCTTGTCACCTGTTCCAAGTGCTATATTCTGTCTCATTGGAACGGGAGGTTCAATAACCTTCTTAAGAACGTTCCATGATCCTGAAAGAAGCATCCCGCTCTTTGCAGCTCCGGCATTGGCGAGCTCAAGGTTTGTTAGGGGCTGTGTCCCAGATGTTACAAGGTGACTGTACCCTCTATATCCGAAAGGCAGGGCGTCGTCTGGAACCTCACCGGCATCCTGTTGATCGCTTACCTTGACTCGAATAAACCTAGATCTATTGGGGAAATCTCCATCGACAACAAGCTTTTGTGAGTCAGAGGATTGATCAAAATCAAAGTATGCCCTCTGATCACCGATGACTCTTGCAAAATATCTATCTGAATTCTTGTCAAGACTTAGGCCCCTAAATGATTCGATCACAGACTTCTCATCATCAGTATCGTAGAAATCTCTAACGACCACATCAAACTTTCCAAACTTATTTACATCGGTGTTTGATTTAGCAAGATTTTCAATTGATATTTTGTACTTTGTATTTGTGTCAGCACCGTCTGAAAGAGTCTCTATTCTAAACAAATCGTAGGGCTTTCCACCAAAGTTCTGAGATATGACAAAGGGTGATTTGGCATTTGCATACCTGTCTTCAAACTTCTTATAATCTGGAATTGTTGAGTTCCCGCCCTCCTGAGATGGCTGGCTTAGAGCTCCTGTTGTCATAAAGACAATTTCCTCTGTTATCTTGTCAAGCCTAGAGCCCGTTAGGATTCCAGACCCTGTTGGAACTGCAACAGCTGAGTGAATATCGTAATGTGAATATAGAAGGTGACCCTTCTGCTCAATAAGCTTCGGATCTGTGTTTAGAACCCTGGAGAAGTAAGAGGGTGAGTTAACATCCATTGAAGCTGTTATGACTCTAGGATCCCCCGTAAGGCCCTTGTGGCCATTTAGGAATATTGTAAAGTTCTGACTGGCCATAACCATGGATCCGGTCAACGTTCCTCTGACAGTACTGTCACCCTGGATCCCGTTTGTAGTTGAGGCAGGTCCAGTTCCTGCACCTGTTCCAGCGGAAGTTGTACTAGACGAAAGCGTCAGGAGAACACCTGAGGGTGCCATGATGACGCCTCTTAGGACTGGGACACCTTGAAAGGCTTCCATATCCTGATCTGCACTGGAATAGTTGATGGTTACTTTGGGTGTTGAAATTCCTGCATCAGTAAAGTATGTGCTTCCTGCTGACTGGGACATGTAGCACCCGAGAAAGAAGGTGTTTCCAGCCTGGCCCGTATTTGCATATGGATTGTGGCCAACTATTCCATTGTCTTGAACCTGTCTAGCACCGACGACAAATCCAGCATTAGTCACAGCTCCTGACGATGAATCTCTCTTCTTCCCGTCACCAGCGCCTAGAACCCTAACATATGTAAGGGACTGTGCATTCTTTAGCCACTCATTAACAGCAAGCGGACCAAATTTTTTCCCATCTGTGCTTCCAAATGTGGAAACAAACTCTGAAAAGTTAGCAACAGTAACGGGAACAAAAGCTGGCCCCTGATTAGCTGTACCAATCACTCCAGCAGGAACGCCCGTAGGCCCTGTCTGACTGGGTGATGAAAGATCAATTTCTCTTGTGCTGACACCGGCACTTTTGAATGTCAATTCAGGCATCCTGACTATCTCCAAAATTTCTAATCATTAAATATAGATCACTCAAAACTTACACCTGAGTTAGTAATAATGAAGTCAACTGCAATAAACTCAACTGCACGTGTCGGGACTAGAATAATTCTTCCGTTGAGACGATTAGACTCAACGTCTTCAACTGAATTATTGCTATCATCCATGACAACGCGGAACTGATCTATTCCCTGTTGACTTTGAATTAGTGCTAGTAGTGGTGTAACCTGAGATATGAACTTCGATCTGGTAGCTACAGTATTTTGTTCGAAAACAATTTTTCTTGCAACATCAGAAATAAGTCGCTTAACTTCAAGAAGCATTCTTCTAACGTTGACTCGATCAAGAGCAGATCTTGCCTGTTGAAGGGTTTTTTGTCCAAAGATTACGAATCCAGCTTGTGGGAATGTCGCTATTGGATTTATTCGAGAATCATATAGATCGTCTCTATCTGCACTGTTCAGCCTTGTGTCAACGTTGGTGACATTAGACAGGGCTGCTCTATTAAATCCTGCAGGTGCGAACCATGGGTGTGAGACAGAATCATTAAATCCAAGAGCAGAAAGTGCTGCGATAGAAGCGGGCATTCCAACACCATTCCCAGTACTATCATCTATCATAGTAACATCTGGGAAGTAAGTTGCAGCGTAGTTATTATCCACTGCCCTTCCGTCAAACTTGTCTCTTGTTTTTGCAACATTTGGCCTAAGAGACTCATTGTCAAATATTCTAAGGTCTCCATCTGTATAACTTGGTATATCCATCAGATATATTGCTTGACCATAGTCTCTCGTCTTATCTGCAGCATGATCTGTAACAAAGCTATCTCTAACTCCCGGTATAGCAAGAATGTTCATTCTTGTTACAAACGGATCTGTCATAATGTCGATTGCAGATCTATATGCAAAGACAGTATTGTTAAAT